AGAATCTGAGACAGGATCGAAAACGGCGGGTTGTCGATGACGACGCACCCGTCGGGATAATTCTCTCGCTGATAATCGCCGCCCGGATAAAACGGACGGACGATCTTGCGATCTTGCCACCCGTATTCCTCAACGGCCCAGTCTTTCACCGCGTTATAAATAGCGGGCGGGGTGTAACAGTCGTCGGTTGTGAGCTTTGGCTTGAATTTGTCCTCAAACTCGTCGTACTGTTCATCCCGCTCGCCGTTTGCCTTTGCATTGTCGACGGCCTCGGCGATCTTCTCGTCCTCGTCGACATCCGGATCCAGGAGCTCAGGGTCGTCGAGCTCGAACACGCCCATATCTGAGCCTTTGAGCTCAATGAGCTCCTCGTCGAGGAGCTGAGCATCCCATGTCGCAAGCTCGGAGACCTTGTTGTCCGCGATCCGGAACTCCCGGGCCTCCCGCTCGGTCAGATCGTCGGCCACGATGACAGGGACTTCTTTAAGCCCGAGCTTTTTCGCGGCCTTGAATCTCGTGTGTCCGGAGATAATTACGCCCGAGCCGTCAACGATGATCGGGTTCTTGAACCCGTAGCGCTTGATCGACTCCTCCAGAGCCGGGACCGCGGCGTCATTGCGTCGAGGGTTCCGGGCGTATGGCTTGAGCTCCGATAATTTTTTGTATACAATTCCGACCTTTTTCCGATTATTTGGCATATTTCCCTAGCGATTCCCAAAACTTCGCGCGCGACCGGCTTTTTTGGAATTGTCGAGGCCCGCACCGGTACCGAGGGAAATGAGAAAAATTTTTATTTTTGACCCGGGGGGTATGATTCTAAAATTCTCACGCGACGTGAGAAAATTTTTTTAATCCCACCGTTCCTCGGTGATCGGTTCCGAAATTTTTCTTCTCAGCTTCTCCGGATGCTCCTCGTCGTGGCAAGAGGAGCAGAGGCTCACGAGATTCCTCCGCTTTGTATGTGTCGACGGATCTTTGTACCAGATCTCAAGCGCAAGGTCCGGCCGATCCTTTAAGTGATTGACATGATGAACCGTGTCCGCCTTGCGGTATCTGTGATAGACCTTCCGACATCTCTGACACTCGTATCGATCGAGCGCCAGGACCTCGGCCCTTTTGCTTAGCCACTTGCTCCACTGATAAAACCGGTGCGGATTATTCTGCACGCACCACCGCGCGTATGCTATCTCTGACTCTGTCATTGTTTCGCCCACGCAAAAGGGCAAGACCTTGTCGGCCTTGCCCTCACTACTTCACGGTATTGATTATACCCCGAAACCATTTTGCAGTTTAACCCACTTTTTCATTCTCGGTCTGGAGAACGTCGAGCCGGTAGAAGAACGCCCGCCTTATCCCGTAGAAATCCGTCGAGCCGAACGGCAGACCGCACCGCCTCATCGTCTGTGTATAGCTCAGACCCTCAGAGACTGAGACAAGCAAAGCTTTCCAGATGTGACGATAGCCGGCAGCGGCCGCTGCCCACATTGCGGACTCCTCGATGATCCGGCAATCATGCCTCGCCTTCTCGGTTCTCATCGCGTGCCTGATCGCTGCCGTCTCGGTCGGACTCCCGCCGAAACCTCCGCCGCTGCCGATCTTGTCGTAACGGATCGCCGGCGCGCTCGCGTCTGTCAAGCTGTCTGCCTCTGCCCGCTTGGCTTTGTACTGGAGACAGAAATGTCTCATCTCTTGGTATCTCTCGCGGCTGATCCCGTAGTCGTCCCACGTCAGATCCCTCAGGCGTTCCCGCGCTTGCCGCTTCTCGAGATCCCTGATCGCACGGAACGCCTCGCCGGCTGTCGGATCGTCGTAGCCCTCGCTGTTCTTGTAGCTCATTGATTCACCTCCTCTCGCAAGTCCTTAAGCGCTGTCATGAGCGCCGCCTGACTCGTATCCTTTTTATCGAGACTATCGGCCACCCTCTCGTCGACGGTTCCCGTCGCGATGAGCCTGTGAATAATAACCGGCCGCCTTTGGCCTTGCCGGTATAGCCTCGCGTTTGCCTGCTGATATTGATCGAGACTCCACGGCAGAGAATACCAGACGATGATGTGCCCGCCGTCCTGGAGATTGAGACCGTACCCGACGGACGCCGGATGCGCAATGAGCACCCGGATCCGTCCGTCATTCCAGTCCTTGATGTCTGTCTCTGTCTTGAGTTCCCTCGGCTCATACTTGCTGAACGCCTTGAGGATCCGCGCCCGCTCATGTCGATAGCCGTAGAAAATGAGCACCGGCTCAGAGCTTGCCTCGATGATCTCCGCGAGTGCATCGAGCTTCTCGTGATGAAACTCGACCGCTCCGCCGTTGTCGTCATAGACCGCACCGCCTGAGAGCTGCAGGAGCTTTCCCATGACGGCCGCAGCATTTGCTGCCGAGATCGCGGTGTCCTCGCTCAGCTCGAGGAGATGTTCGCGCTCGAGCTTTTTGTAGACCGCCCGCTCCTCGTCGGTGAGCGTGACCCGGACATCCCGGTCGATCCGATCCGGCAGCTCGAGATAGTCCGCCGAGAGCATTGAGATCGTGATGTCGCTGATCTTGTGCGTGATCGCCGCCTCAGCCCCCTCGACCGGTGTCCAGTCATAAACGACATGGCCGTTTGATTTCCCCGGTCGGAAATATAACTGCCGGAACCTTGTGACCGTCCGCTCAAGACGTTCGCCGCCGTCAAGGACAAAGATCTCGGCCCAGAGATCCATGAGCCCGTTCGGATCCGGTGACCCGGTGAGCCCGACGATTCTCCGAAACTTTGGCCGGACCTTTTTCAAGGCCCGGAACCTTGCAGCCGCCGGATTCTTGAAACTCGTCAACTCGTCCACAACGAGCATGTCCCATTTCCACATTCCGCGGTAGTTATCCACAAGCCAGACCACATTCTCCCGATTGATCACATAGATATCCGCATCCGCCTCGATAGCAGCTCTGCGCTTTGCCGCAGATCCGAGTACCTTAGACACGCGCAGCTCTTTGAGATGATCCCACTTATCGCACTCCCGGCTCCATGTATCCCTGGCGACCATGAGCGGAGCGATGACAAGCACCCGTGTCACATCGAGCTCGTCATAAATGAGCTGCTTAACCGCTGTGAGTGTGATGACGCTCTTACCTAGGCCCATCTCGAGAAATAGCCCGACCGAGGGCTGTGAGATGATCTTGTCGATCGCCCGTCTTTGATACCCGTAGGGCGTAAATTTCATAGCCGTCCCTCCTGGACATCCAGGACGAATCGGTCAACGTCGTCCTTGCCATAGAGTACCCGGACATCCTGCCCGTGATCGCGGATCCTCCCGATCTGGTATCTCTGGATGTCGCTGAGCTCGCCGCGCTCTGTTTTAAGCTCGACAAAGATCACACGGCCTCCCGGTGTGATGACGATCCGATCCGGCACGCCATCGTTTCCCGGGCTGACAAATTTGTAAACCAGGCACCCCGTCTTTCTGAGCCGATCTCGAAACGACCGCTCGACGGTGGCCTCCCGTCTTATAGATTCCTTCATGTCATTACCTCCCGTCTTTTTGTGGGAACAAGCTCCCGCGCGCGTATTAGAGCATTCAAAATTTACACTTATTTCTTATTTTTCTTGGTAGCAGGTTGTTTTCTCTGTGCAAGTGTTTTGATATTATTTCTTGTTCCTTGTTCCATGAAGTAGAGAAAACCAAGTAAAATCAAGGCTTTTTTGACGGAACAAGCATGGAACAAGCTGTCAAAACTTGTTCCGATTGTTCCATGACTGAGACTCAGTCTTTGGAACAAGCTCGGGCGCTTGTTCCGTTTGTTCCGAGCTTGTTCCATCGCTTGTTCCACGGTTAATCGCTTGTTTCAAACTTCACACCCGTCATTTCGTAGACGTGTTCCTGATAGTCCTTTAAGGTCATCGAGGTACTGTCAAACCGGTTCCACTCGTCGACGAGCGCCTCGCAGAGATCACCGAGGCGCTTGCGGCCCCACCCGTAGCGCTCGTGCATGACGTCAACGACGAGAGAGTAGAGCAGGGCGACCGCCTCTGAGGAGGCGTCGAGCTCTGCCTGCTGCCGTATCCGGTCGATGTCGCTCTGCCTCATCATGCGGGCCGGATCCTTGCCGCTGATCCCCGCCGCGCGTCGCTGCTGCCTGTTCATCTGTCTCGCCTCCCATCGATAATCATGACAATAATAACCATGCCGATCGTAGAGACGACGGTGACCGCGCCGATCACTGCCAAAATGTCGACTAATATTTTCATGGCCAGTCCCCCTCTGTGTTGTCTTCCATGTCCTCGGCGGCCATGTCGGCCGCCTGGATGTCTTCGTCGATGTGATCATCGTCCGGATTTTCGTCGTCCTGAGGCGCGTCGTCCGGGTAACCATAACGCTCTCCGAGGATGCCGACAGCGACATCGATTGCCCGGTTTACCTCTCGTTCTTCGCGGATGAAAAACGAATAAGCGCTCAGATCGTAATCATGAGCGAAGTCAGTATCCGCAATGCGTTTTCTCAGCTGTTCACTGATCCGCGCTGATGCTTCGCAATAGTCCACAATTTCGCCGAGCGTGATCGTGTCGTTTCTGTGTTCTGTGATCCACTCCGGAATCGGTTTGCCAAAATACATATCTGTGTCTCCTTATTTTGTCTGCTTTATAAAAATTCTCTGCCGGCCATAGTCGGCGATATATGCCAATTTCCCGGACCTCGTCCATCCGAGCCGCATGAGCATCGCGGCGATGTCGTAGGAATCCTTGCGTGTGATCCGCGTGGCCGGGTTACGGAAGCACTCACACCAGATCTCAATAACCGAGACGGCTTGACGATCCTCGGTCGCGTCGCTCTTATCCGGCAGGGCCATAAGCGCGTCAGCGTCGCCGTCAAGATATGCGATCCGGGCCTCCCTTCCCATCGTCTGCCAGTCCTTCGGGAGCTTGCGGGCAAGGTACGCCTCGACGAGGCCTTCACGCTCATCGCTTTCGAGCGCCTCGGTCTGTTTTTCGAGCGCGATCGCCGCCGCGTCCTTAGAGAGGAGGAGCGACGTCTCGCCGAGTTCCTTGTAGCGGAAAAACATCTCGGCCCAGATCTGATCCCGATCGGCGTCAGAGAGATCCCAGGGCTTTTTAGCCGAGTCTCCCGTGATCTCGATCGGCCAGAACCGGCGGTTGCCGGTGATGTCCTTGAGATAGCCGTCTGCGTTGTTTACCGTGCCAAAGATGACGCACTGACGCGGATGCTTTTCGACGTTCCGGCCGTAGGCCGCGCGGTAGATGTCGTCCTGCCGGGAGACGAATGCCTTGATGGACTCAACGTCCATCTTCCGCATACCCTTGAGCTCGCCGATCTCGATGATCCAGTAGCCCTGGAGCTTTTCAGCCGCTGTCTTGTCTTTCATATCTTCGAAAGTTAGGTTATCGGAAAACCACTGCCCGGAGAGCCTGGCGATAAGTGTCGATTTCCCCGTTCCAGGCGGCCCGGACAGGATGAGCATGTTGTCGAACTTGCACCCGGGCTCATAGACTCTCCGGACCGCCGCGAGCAAAGTCTTTTCAGTCGCTTCGCGCGTGTAGACATTGTCCTCAGCTCCAAGGTAATCGATGAGGAGCGTAGCCGCGCGGGCGTTTCCGTCCCACTCGAGCCCTTCGAGGTATTGCTTGACGGGGTGAAACGACCGGCCCTGGGCTCTTATGATTTTCTGATCGAGGACATACTGCCTCGGGAACTCGGCATAATTACTCGCGACGTAGGTGTAGAGCTGAGCGTCGTCCGCGTCGGTCCATGACCCGGGCCGGCGTTTCCAGGGAACCGGGTGTTCCGGATCGATCTTGATGTCACCGGCGAGGAGGTCATACGTGAGCCCCTGGAGCGCCGGATCGAGCTCGAAAACGCGGCCGGCATTGACGACCGATTTCTCGATGACGCCCTTGCCTGACCGGTCGAGCTTGAGCCGGACGTCGGCGGGCTCAAGCTCAGCCTGTTCGCCCTCGTCAAAGTCTGAGGCCTCGACGCTGTGATGCTCCGCGTCATAGATCCGGAGCGTCGGCTCGTCTTTGAGAGCAAAGTCCTCCATCGCCTTAAAACTCGGACGCTTATTCGGTGCGACGTCTCCGCGGATCTTGTCGTCCTCGCCGCCGAACTTGTGGATCCGGACAAGGTCCCAGGCATTGCACTCGAGACCGCCGGCCGGATCCGTCCCGTGATTCGAGAACGCAAACTTGCCGCCGTCATAGATGACAAGGCCGGCCGTCGTCGATCCGGGGATGTAAGTGTAACGATCCTCGTGATCCGTCGGCGCGTAGACGTCGCTGAGGAACTTGTCAATCGCCTCGGGCACGGTGTAGGCACGGCAGAACGCGCCCACGATGCCCGGCTTGGTTGTCGGATCGGCTTGCTTGTCCGCGACCTTGCGGTGTGAGTCCGCCTCGAGCTTTGACGTCGGCCAGAGGGAGGCGTCATGCCATTCGCCCTCTGGGTATCGTCTCAGCACGTCATCGGGGTCCAGGAGCGGAGCGTCGACATAATCGAAAAAGTACGGCGCGTCCTCCGCGTGGCTTGGCCAGTACATGAGCCGAGACGGCTGAAATGTCGACGGGTCCATGTAGTCCATGCCGATGTCTGTCGCAAGCATTCTAGCGACCGCCTCATACTCGTCGGCGCTTACGTCTCGCGAGAGAGGAATGAGGAGCCGGAGCCTCGGCTTTTCCGGCTGATATTTGTGAGTTGAATAGCACGCCGAGGCGTAGGTCCCGTCGAGCTTCATCCCGGAGTAAAAATCCACCGGGGCAAAGTCCAGATCGAACGAGATGATCGAGCGCGACTTGACGGTTTTCGCGGATCGGCGGCCCTCACTCAGGGCACCGCCCACGAAACCGCCGACGTCTTTCGCGTTGTCCTGTTCGGCCTTGCTCATTTTCATGTACTCGGCAAAGGTTTCTGGCGTCGCCGTCGGCCTTGCGAGTCGGGCAAGCAGCGCCGACCACATGAACTGCTTGTTTTTCCAGTGCTTGTCGTACCGGTTTTTTCCTGTCGAGATCCATAGCCGGCGATCGTGGTCGATATGAGGCGCCGGCGGAAACTCGAGGATATTTTTTTCGGCTTGTTGCTGCATTGATGTCCCTCCCTTAGGCCTCGATATGATCGCGAGACCATCCCGCGTCGTATTCATAGACCGGCAGCCTGAGCGCATAGGCCGCGCCGAGCTCCATCTGAGCCCCGCGGGAGTGTTTCCACCCAGGCAAGAGGATGACGGCGTCCGCTGAGCAGACGAGATCGAGGCAGTGCTTCATGATGTCGTTGTAGCCGAGCCCGGTGCCCTCGAACATGAATCGAGGGTTGATGATATTGCAGAACCCGAGCTCGCGGAGATCTTGCTCAGCTCTCGCGAAATGCGCCGCGGAGATTGCTCCAGGGACCCCGGTTATAGGCCCGGAGATATAGATTTTTTTATTTCTTTTCATGTTTTCACCCTCCACGGGGCGGGACGAGCCCGCCCGATTATGCGATTAGGAAAGCCGGCCGGACCCCGAAGACGCCCGAGGCGTCCCAGCCGGACCCATTGCCGTTGCCGTTGACATAGCAGAAAAAC